ATAAAATCAGAGTTTAGTTTATACATTGATGTGCTTTCTTCACCTAAGAATTGCGCGGTCCATGTAAATAATTGCTTAAATCCGTCACTGATATTATATGAAATACGCTTGAGTGCTGACATCGAGGCATTAGCATCAATACGTTTAGCGCCTAAAGTTTCATTGGCTGAGTTATCAGTAACTAATTGAGCGCCTGACATTACCATGCGATCTTCATCACGAAGCATCTCTGAAGGTATTGCGCCAGTGGCTTCAATCTGGACTATTTCAACCCTGTCATTAACCCCGAATTGATTCTTTCCTTTTGCGCCAACATCTAAGCCATTAGGGTTAGCCTCCTGAAAATCATCCCCGCTTTCTACGAAGATATTAGTCATGCCTTGACCATGGAAGTGCAAGTTATCTCGGTTATCACAATCTAAAACAAAGTGGCCCAAGTTAGAATTGGCTAAATCGTATAAAGGTAATTTGGAGTATTCAGGGCTATTATCATCAGCACCAAAGAACTGAAAAGGAATTTCTTTCAGCGTTGAACCATTAGCAATAGGAACAACATCAGAAACAATCTCGCCCTTATCACTCCAAAGTTGATTATGGTAAACACCATCTTGCATAACCAAGCGTCGAATATATGTTTTATCTTTCCACTCGAATTCGCTTTCCTGTTCGCTATGAACTTCTGTTAACCGTATCTCATCAATTGAATTAGATTTACCGTTGTTACGGGTGTATACAATCTGTTCAGCTTTATATTGAATCCACTTAGGCAGAAAATCTCCACTTTCATTTTGAGCGCGTGTTAACTGAACTCTTTCACCACTTTCATTAACTGGTGATGCTGGCATATCAACAAGAATACCATAACGGGCAACAGCTATAACTTCAGCAGTAACTTTCTGAGCTACTTCACGCAACCCACAGCCTGTACCATCTGCATTATCAACTAAGTATTCTAGCTTAGGCTGAATATCTTGTTCAGGCTCTTTACTCCAAATCATTCCACCAAGCGTTTCATAAGTTCGGCCAGTAGCAGGAAACCAACGACCACGCGACCAGTAAGACTTAACCCGCAATGAATTTTGAATATTACAACGCTCGCCTTGTGCTATGGCTTCTTTGCTCATCCATTCGTATGAGGTAAATAATTTATATTGAGGCCCAGGTAAGCAGCTAATTATCTTTAATACTTCATATTTACCAGCAATAGCCGCGCGAGTTTGAGCGCGCAATTCTTCTTGCTCGATATATTCTTTGTCTAATGTGTTTAATGCCATCGTCACAGCCTTGTATAATTTTCTTTATTATATCACTAATAGGTAAATAATTTAACTTTACTGTTTGACTAACCTTAAGTATTGAATTACGATAGGCAAATAACTTAACTACGCGAGACAGTATGAACGATGCAACAAGACAGATAAGAAAGAAAGGGTACACAGTTAACGAATTCTTACTAGTAATAGATAGAAAGTTAACTTGGTGGAATACTCACAAACATAAAGGCGCTAAGGATAATGAATTCTTAATGTTATCAATTAAAGGATTAGAGGAAAAACAATATGAAAAATAAAGCAGAGTATTTATTAAAGATCGCTGGCCTAGCTATATTTATAGGAATAGTAATCGCAGTGATAGCAGTAGAAAGCAATAATTGTGACGGTCAATTAGCTAGAGGTTTGTTTTGGTTTGAATGTGTGGAGAGTAAACAATGAAAACATTAATAGATGCAGTGAATGAGTTTGAGTGTGATATGGGCTGTTATAATTACATTTTTGGTGGCACTAATAAAAACAAATTGAATAGAGGTGTGTCACAACTCACTCTTTCTACTATTAACAATGATTCCTGGTGGGAGTTATGTGGTCGGCATGAATTCCTAGCAACAGTAGCAGAATGCGAAACTAATTTTGGTAAGTGCAAGCAGAGTTATAGTGATTATAAATTTGATTATCATTTATCGCCTGAACCAACCCCTGCATACACCCAAGCTATGGCTGATAACGGTGTGTTGCCTAGTGTGGGTATAGAGTGTTTGATTGATGGAACTGGTGTAGTTTACATTGTTGTACTTCCTGCTGACAATGAAGGCGATTTAATATTAACCCCTAAAAATGAAGGTGGTAATTATTGGCAGCGCTCAAATGTAAAGTACATCAAACCACTAACACCACCTATCACGCTAATAGATGGCAAGGCTTATCAGTTTGAATTATGCTTCGGTGATTATCGTGTTGGTTATTATTGTAGCGTAAGGAATTCATTCTTTGATGGTTTACTAAAAAGTCATAAGATTTGCGGCAAAGCAGAAGCAACCAACATTCAACCATTAACAGTAGAGGTTAAGTAGATGACACATGAGCAAATAATAAACACACTCCTAGTCTTTGCGATATGCCTAGCTGTATTCGCTGTTATACGAGAGTTAATATGCTGGTACTTTAAGATTAATAAGCGGGTAGAGTTGCAAGAGAAAATGCTTGCTGAGTTGGTAAAGATTAATAATAAAGGTGATAAATAATGAATCTATACGTAATAATACTGTTAATAATTTGCGGTCATTCAATCGTAGCATCATGTGCCGCTACTCATGAAGCTAGAAGAAAATTTAACTATAAACTCTCGGCACTCAACATTTCAATTCAAATACTGACAGCTTTAGTTGGTTGGGTATCTATGGCTACAGGATTGCTCTTTTTGGTTTATCATATTACCGCCTAACCATCAATATTTAACCTTCCACCTTGGCGCTTAACTAAGTGAGGACATGCACCCATGATGAAGCTGTCAGCTAAATCATGGGACTTTTCAATTCTCTTTTTAACTTCTTTTTTTGACTCAACCATGTCAAGGCCGCGCTTAGAATAATCTGCTCTTGGTGCTGAAAGCTCACTCTTTAATTCTTCCAACCCTTTTAAGTCAGGCGATATACTAATCAATTCGCTTAACTCGTACTTCATACCCTTTGTAACTGCATTAAATGTGTTTCGCATCCTATCAGCAACATCACGCCATGCCTGAGCTTTTAAGTTCTCAAACTTCTTCTTGTTCGTTATCTTAGGTGAATAATCGCGTGTAGGATTGAATACTTCTGCGGCGGCGTTAAACTTAGAATAATTCTTATATCCCTTACCTTTAAGTATCGAGCCAACACCAGCGCCGACGCCGATAGAATCATAAGATAATATCCCGCCTGAATCGCCAAGGTGTTTGTATGCTCTTACTGATGATCGCTCTAATTCATCCTCTCCCGCTTTCCACGCATCCATCGTAACAGCTACAGCGCCATTAAATACAGTTACACAATTTCTATCAGCTCCACTATCAGCAACATCGTAACCCGCGCAAATAGCGCCAAATAAATCTATTTCTAATTTATCGTGAGCATCAACACAAGCATTTACCCATGAGCGCTTTATAATTGACTGGTCATCATCAGCGTAAGGTATGCCATTATAAACATGGTCAGCTAGCTCGTAATCTTCTTCAAATTCTTCTGCGATATCCCTTAACGCTGACTCACTTAAAAATCCATTCTCATCATAATTGATCTTGCGAACCAATGCGCCTTTAGGTGGTGATTCTACCAATCTCTGCCAAGAGTAGTCAGATACTATTTGCCCGTTCATTGTAAACCACATTTCAGCACCATCATTACGCATAATAGTGGGTCGGATAGTGGTAAACATCTTCTTAGTTAGGCTTTGTGATTCTTCATTCCACCAAACGGTTGCGCCCTCGAATGACTTAATCTCTTCGATGTTCCTGGCGATACCGTAAAACTTAAACATTGAACCGTTAGTTTTGTGTTCGATAGAGTTAGCGAAGATGTTGAAATTGTCATCTAACCCAAAGTATGAGATTTTATCTTTAAGAAGTGTGTATACAGAATCTTCTATTTTGTTCTGGTACATACGAGTACATAGGAATAGCTCCTTATGATGATTGGCGCGAGCTATTGCCATTCCTGCAGCATCATGAGACTTAGAAGACATTCGGCCGCCGTGTAATACACGCATACTAACGGGAGTTCCGTCATCTAATTTACGAGTAGTCCAAAATGGCTTTAATGCGGGGTTTAGTGTTGCTCTAGTAGAAGTCATCAAGTGAGCTTCTTACATTTACACTAATATTTGTTTCTGTATACTTATCAAGGCCAACTAACTTGGCTTTGCTCATCGTCGCTGTAATTGCTGCTGATGATTGCGGGGTTTCTGCTGTTAGTGCAGCGCCTCTTGCCTCGTCAAGCTCTTTTAATAAGCTCTCAATGGTTATACCGTGCGCTTTTACAGTGTTTTCTTGTAACTGTTCGTACCTAGCCAACACCTCACCTTTTTTAGATAGAGCGCTTGCTTTATTGTGAACTGTTTCATCTTTCCATTTAAGGCTGTTAGGGTGGGATTTGCGATAGGCTTCTGACTTATTTCCCGTCTCTAGCCATACTTGACAGAATTGCTCGTGCTTACTATTTTCTAATGCCATCTCAACCCCCAAGGTTTTGATTTTATCTCTCAGAGATATGCGGCTTTTACACCGCGTTTATGTTTATGCTGTTACTGTGATATTAACTGTTCCGGCTGCGTCAAATGTAACCGTTAAATCGTTATTAACTAAGTCGATAGCATCACCATCAGCCGCACCTAATTGGATAGCATGATAACAGTCACTAGTAGCAGTTGAGTTAATAATCAATAACGTCTTAGCTGTTGTCGGGCTTGCTGCTAACTTAGTCAAGCTAATATCAGTAAAATCTAACTTACTTACACCTGCCGCAATAGTCCAAGCGTTACCAGGTAAAGCGTTTCCACCTGCCGTGTAATTACCACCTGATGCCACTTCTGTGAAGCTTGCTAATGTAGGATCAACAGTTGCCACGTTAACAGTAGAATAAGCATCTGTAATAAATGCGTACTTAAATACATCGTTAACGTTATCATAAAGCTTTTTACCTGCTTTAAACGGGTAGTATTGAAATGTTTTTAATGAACCTTGAGCCATTGTCTTAACCTCTTAAATTTTTATGTATTGTATCATGTTTTAAAATTAACTGTAATTTCGCTAGGTCTGAACGCTGCTGAATATAAGTTATCTGCAAATCCTGCTGTAACATTACCGATTATCTGCCCCGTGCCAATCTGAACAATTACGTTATTACTATCGTATGAAATTGTGCCTAATGTGGCTATTACTGAAACTTGGCCCTGCAATGTTATTACTGTGTCATTTGATGCGTAATCAATAGCACCTAGTGTTGCGTTTACATTTATCCCACCAAGTAAACTTACACTTGTATCGTTAGAATTATAATCTATCGTCCCTAGTGTAGCTGTTACGTCAACATTACCAAATAGGCTTATCACTGTATCATTTGACGCGTAGTTTATAGCGCCTAAAGTAGCAATTACATTAACATCACCTGAAACCTGTATTAATGCGTCATTAGATGAGTAGTTTATTGCGCCTAGTGTTGCAGTTACATCTACAGTTCCAGCCAATCCGATTGTAGTATCATTTGAATTATATTCAATTGTTCCAAGTGTTGCCGCTATAGATATACCGCTACCACCTAAATCAACCCAAGCACTACCATCAGTAGGCATGTTAACACCTGTTGCGTTATTGGCGCTTATGGTGTCAGTTAGTATTGGCGTTCCTGCTGCGTGACTTGAGGCTGTTGCGTCCCAGTTTATATTTACACTTGAATTTGTTATAGTTACATACTCAAGTTGCCCGCCAAATAAATTGCCGCCACCACTAAAATTAGACAGTTTAAAAAACTGGTCTAATAGAAAATCACCAGTATCATTTCCTGTGGCAACCCCCAATGTAGGTTCTGAGGACGTTATCAATGATCCAACTCTTGTTATTGTTAAATCATACCAAACGCCAGCGACAGGCTGTGTTGATAGGAGTACGCTTGTTGATGATACTTTTACATTTAAACCTGCTCCATTAACATACCCTATGTATTCGTTAGTGCTTCCTGACTTGCCCATTATGTATTCACTGGCGCTAACCGAGCCAAACATAAAGCGCATGGTCATTGTGAAATCACCAATAATAGTTATTGGCGTAAACGTCATGAAGTCGTTTACATCATCTCCCTGTATAGCCCAAGCCATTAGATTAAACCCTCTGATTCAACGTACCAGATAGAATCAACATCATTTTTAAGTGCGTTAAACTCTGCCGCTGTATATTCGATAGCATCATCAAGCAAAGCCTGTATTGTTCCTTCCGGGTCTGAATCCCACTGAGTCCATTTTAATAATACTGACATAGGATGAACTAGTTCACCTTTATCATTGCGGCCATCAACTAGCATTCTTGTGTTGTCATTGGAGAATAACGCACTGTAAAAAGTTGGTACGTTGTCTTTAGTGGCTTGAGGAATTAAATTCATATCCAATGATAAAAATGTGTGCGCCATTACTTACCCTTGTTTATTTAAAACTATATCCAGCCGCAGCCAGTACAGCCAAAGCGATAGCAGGAAGAATAAC